ATCTACACCAGAGGCCCCCTGTTGGTCTTCCAACAGGCTCTGTGCAGCTTGTATGCAAGGAGTTTCGTGTGGTATCATGGGCGATGCGTCGGCCTGCCACCACAGCAAGCCCGTTAAACCTGTTTCCCAGGATCCGGCACCAATACCCACACGACCGACCTTGCACACACAGGCGCTCTTACACGAGTTTGCACCTCGTGCGAAACAAGACACATGTTGATCAGACATGTATCCAGGACATACTACTTAAGTTGCATATCAGAACTTTCAGTGTTACTTTGGCCACACTGTGGGCTCACCTACCCAGATCCATTTTACGTCAGCTGGTGAAGACGCTACTAAGGAAATACAGATACACGCTCATCGCGCATTATAGTGACTTCGTAAGTTCCCAATGTAATAAGTGATCCAAAAGTAACCTGTGCTGGATCAATCAACGTTCCACTGGAATTGTACCCAACACTATTGACATTGATTTGCACACAACCAATAGCTTCAGTTAAATCACCTACCTTCACTAAGGTAGTATCATTAACCACACCACCAGCGGTACCAACATTTATGTTAGCTGTAGTTTGAGACGTAGCAGCATGAAACACAATATTGAATGTACCTGTGGCAAACATAGTCAAAGTGATTGAATTGTCAGTGGAGCTAATTGTGGCAGGGGCAGCAGGAGAGAATTGTGACGTAACTGTACTGCTATCCCCTGTAGCACGGTAACTAGCGTTCTCGTTTGGCTGAGGATCTTTCAGGACTACCTCATACATGACATACAATTCTCCAACTGATGTAGTCTCTCCAGCGGCCCAGGAAGCCCAAAAGGCCTGACCCATGGCAGATGTAGAGTACATAGCGGGAGTTGTTATATCATTTGTCTGGTACCAGGGCTGGTTATTGGGTAGTTTAGCATCTAATTTACAAACACCCCAAGCAGATGAGTCAATAGAGCATGAGTATGATGACAAAGCTGATCTATCAGTTGGTATAGGATCAGCAGCATCAGGATCAAACCCTAACATAACCCTACCAGCGGTGCTAGTACTACATGTAGGCACATAAACAAACCGAACCCGATCAAACCTGAAGTAGTCATAATTGCGCGCTATCCGTGACAGCCATGGAAACAGGTGGGTATTAGTTGGAGATAGATGGTAGATGGACTCACCATCTGTTTTAACAGCAGATGTGACTACACCACCAACTATATTAGTTTGAACTTCGCCCACCAATTCCTTGTGCATAATCCTAATATTTCCACGTGATCCGGTAATTCTAGGTTTATTGCGTTTCACTGTCATCGTCTGGGACACCCCGGCCACAGACCCATTAATGATCTGTGGATGACTCACGCCCGAAGTGGGCATGAGCTCATCGAAGTAATCAACGACGGTAGCTAGCGCATTAGCATAGGGGACCACGGCTTTAGACACTGGATTAGCAAGAACGAGACCACCAAGCTGTCGATCAATCTTGTTCAACGTCTTGGCGGTACGCTTAATAGTAGCATTGGTTTTAGATAAAGCCTTACGAGCCATGTTGTTAGCTTGTTTTTGTTTGTGAAGCACCACCAATAGTGATGTACTGTGTTTTCTGGTTGTTCTCGTGAAAAGAGTGGTTAGTTCTTTCAGGAGGGTCCTTGGATAGCAATCCAACAACAGCAATGATAACGATGACTATGACCCAGACCAACAAAAGTGGTAAGTGATCAACAGTCTCGCGAACTATTATCACACGTTGTGCCATCAAAAGTGGAAGTGTTGTTCGAAAGATACAATTTCTCCAACGACAGTCATGGACACTGATGGTCCATTCTCAGCCTTGAAGTCAGCTTCCTTATACACAGCTTTCTCAGCAACCTTTTGGTAAGCGGGACCCTCCTTACTTTCTCTCTCCTTAGAACGAGACCTTCTTGTTGATTGTGCTCCAGCGTTTTCCATATTGGTTAGTTATGGGTGATTGAAGAGTTTTCATGCCCCAGAGAACTGGAGAAGGGTAACATCCTCCTCCGGTTGTTCCAGGATCTCAGCCATCTTGAGTGGCTGAAACCCCTGCTCCAGGGCAATCTGTTCATCTGGCGTGATGCCGAATGCTAGCCAAAATGAGTATCGTGATTCAGGAGTGGGTTCCAAGTCCTCGAATTTACATTCACGACTGAACTTGTACTTCCACTGTTCTCGTAGTGACTCAGCAAGGTCAGAATTGCCATGAGCCTTAGCACCTGTTGGAAATTGTTTAAAAAACGATTTCAACACAGGAACACCATCGTTCATGACCCTCCCACCCTTGCCTACTGCGTCAACCCATTGGGAACGCGCTACGTCACTAGCCAAATCATTGAGGCTGTGCAGGTCTTTGGACATAGATGCATGCAAATTACGCACCATACGATAATCATCCCCGACTAGAACTGGACGAGTTTGGCAAAACTCGACCTTTTCAAGATCGTGAACGGTGTCCTCAACCTTCATAGTAAACCCAAGCTCGCGATAATAGTCAATAAGACCCTCTCGAAACTTGGACTCATCCTCAGCCTCAATAATGACCATGCAGTCATCACCGTTGTTGGCAAGTCTAAACCTCTTAAGCCCTTGCTTCACACACCAGGAGTATACCGAAGCACACATGATGTAACAATTGCCACTAGAGGTGTTCATATCTCCAGACATACGGCAGCCTTGCACGCGATACCGAATCTCTCCATCAGGGCATCGTGCCAGTCCACGGTTATTAATCTGCCATGACAAGAGCCGTTTGAGATGTTTCCTCTGGGACTCTGGAAACATGGACACCCACATTGAGTGTTCAAATTCCAAAGCTTCCTTGGAAATATGCTGATCAAATCGGCTGGCATCCATCCCGATTCCAATGGGTTTAGAAAATGACTGCCACATAGCTGCCATCTCCTTCCCAGCAGTATCAGAACTAATGCCTTTAAAAATTGTTCGCCCACCGAACGTCTTGTCAATAGCTTTGAACAATAGCTCTTCAGCATGTCGCAAATAGCGCCCCAACTCCACATTATACCTAGGATCTCTAGGTTGTATCACCCGTGGAGCGGGGTCGGGCTTAGCGGTGATATTTAATTTTTCCGCCTTAACGAACGTAGACAGCCAAGCATCCTTCTCCCTGATGGGAAAGAGCGCTAACGACTCCGCCGCTCTTTGATACCTTTCCAGCTTGCGACCAGAGTAAAATCCGAGAAACTGCTCGGTTGTCATTCTGGTGGTCTTGGCTAGGTTAGGTGTCAAAGCGCTACGGAACCGGGATAATTGGCTGAACGCCCCAGGGGTGGGTTTTGGTGTAGATTCGAGCTTACCTGATCTTTCAACCATATAAACTCGCTCCACAAGCCCCCGCCGAACATTACCCAAGGAGTGATCATGCACTCCGTACCGTATATGTGTTCCCATCCCCGTAAAACGATACAATTTACGGGGCTTCGCGAGGGGTGGTCCTCTCTTCACCAGCATCCCCTCCGGTTCACCCCTCCATGTAGGAGT